GCTGGATTTCGATATTCAACGAGGAACGATGAGCAGAGGGAAGTTTATCGCATGGCTTCTTTGACACCCGCGCCCAAGGATGGCGCAAAATTCCACTTTTTTCGGGCTTCCGCTTGCAACTCTTCAGAGCTTGCAGGAAAAATATATCGCATGCCTTGAGGCAATCGCCGTTGCGGGGGCGAGTTACAGCATCGCAGGGCGCTCGTTTACTCGGGCGAATTTGACCGAGGTCTCAAACATCGTCGGGCAGTTGCAATCTGCTATTGAGTATGCAAGTGGTTCTCGGGTGAAGCGTACCGTATCGGCCTTTTCGACACAGCGACCCTAATATGAAGCAAGACTTTTTTACGCGCGCATTGGCAGTTGTCGCACCGAAGGCGGCAATGGCTCGCATGATTGCGCAAGACCGCCTACGCAATTTTGGGCGGTTCGACGCGGCGCTCGAATCCAGCAAACGCGGGATCTCGCGCAACATTGCCGGAGGCGAGGACACGAGCGGCACAGCCGAGCGTTACAAGCTCATTCGCGCTGCGCGTGACTTGGCCGATAACTTCCCACCGGTTCGCTCGTTGCTACTCAAATTTGCAACCTACGTCTCGGGCCGTCTCTCATACCAATCCCGCACCGGCAACAAAGACCTCGACGCGCAGGTTGAGCGATACTGGTCAGACTGGTGCGCCAAGTGCGATTTCCTACGCCGTCACGATTTCACGACCCTGCTTCAGCTCGCTGTCATGGCAATCCTACGCGATGGCGACTGCGGATTTGTTATCGTTCGCGAAGCCGGAGAACTCCGATTGCAGAGCGTGGAGGCCGACCGCATCGGCTCGCCATATAACCGTTTGATCGACTCGGACAAATACATCGGCGGCATCATGCTGGACGAATACGGCAGGCCGGAGAAATATCAAATCTACGTCCGCACGATTAACAACCAATACATCGATTCGACTGACATCGACTCCGCGGAGTTCATCCACCTATTCGACGCCACGCGACTGGACGAATATCGCGGACGCTCCGCATTTGCCACGGCACTGAACGCAGCGCGCGACTTGCAAGAGGCGCTGAAGGCTGAGATCCAAGCGATCAAGTATGCCAGCTATCAGACCGGCGTCATCACCACCGAGAACGGATCGGCGGACGCATCCGACTATTTCGCAACAAGGACACCGAATGACAACGGGCAAACTGAAAAGCTCTCGAACATCGACCCCGGCGCGATCAATTATTTGTCCCCTGGCGAGAAGATGGAAATGTTCCAAAGCGAGCGCCCAGGCGGAGCGTTCGGCGAGTTCATCCGGCTTGTGCAGTCGCACATTTGCATGTCAGTCGGGCTGCCCTACGGCTTTGCGTTTGACGCAGACAAGAGCGGGCCGATGGCACGCATGGAGGCAGCGATGGCAGAGCGCACTTTTGCGCGGTGGCGTGGGCTGCTCGAATCGCAGTTCCTCAACCGCATCAAGAACATCGTCCTTCTCGACGCCGCCGCGCGTGGGGAGATTGACGACTCGGAGTTTTTGCTTGACGGCCGCTGGTGTTGGCCCGCAAAGGTCAGTATCGATTACGGACGCGAAGCGACTGCCGACATCGCGCTTTGGAAAGCGGGACTCAAGACGGCCGGTCAGATTTACTCGGACGCTGGCGAGGACTACGAAGAAGCACTTCGCGCAAGGGCGAAAGAAGCCAGCATGATTAAGGAACTGGGGCAGGAATTTGAAATCCAAGCCAGCCGGATTTCCGATTCGGTGCCTGAGTCGGCAATCGACATTACGCCTGAGATTGGCGAGGTTGCTCCGCTCATCGAAACCATCGGCATCGGCGGGACGGATGCGCTCTCGGGAATCCTTGCATCACTGGGACGCGGCGAACTTTCGCCCGAACAGGTTGGCATCATTCTTCGCACCGTTTTCGGAATGGACGAAGCGAGCGCAAGCCAAATCACGAACGCAGAGCCAGCCCCGACACCCGCACCGCAACAAGCCGCAGCATCGCAATTCGAGGACGGCAAAAACAAGCCGACCGGCGGCATGATCGCCGAAGCCAAGAAGGGGTTGGAGTGGCGTGCAAAATACAATCGCGGCGGGACGAATGTCGGAGTCGCCCGCGCTCGCGACATCAGCAACGGCGAAAATCTTTCCGACGAAACTGTGAAGCGCATGCACTCATATTTTTCGCGACACGAAGTTGATAAAAAGGGGCAGGGTTTTCAACCAGGCGAAGAGGGATTCCCTTCCGCAGGCCGCATTGCATGGGCATTGTGGGGCGGTGACGCAGGCCAGACATGGGCGGCGGCGAAGGTCGAGCAAATCAATCGCAATCGAAAACTCAGACGCAAAACAAAATCCGTCGCAGACATGAAGCGCGACCCGCACGGGCGAGTCGTGGGCTTTGAAATGAAAACCGAACTTGTCATGCCAACCCCGACAAATGACGAAGAGGAAGAGGATTTCATTGACCGCTGCATGGTCGATGACACGATGAAATCTGAATATCCAGACCAAAATCAACGCATCGCTGTTTGCAAAACTCAATGGAAAAATAAATGATCGCACAAGGAATATCTCTGGAAGCTAAGAAGCAATTTTTGATTGGTATGCACCAGCCTGCCGATACTTACAAAATTGCGCTCTATACGAAGCGCGCAAACATCGGCCCATCTACTGCCAACTATACGCCAGAAGGCGAAGTGGTGGGCCAAGGTTACTCGCAAGGTGGATTTGTTTTAGGCGGTTTTCGCGCTGGCATGGCGGGAGTAAATGCCTTTGTCACTTTCGATGATCTCAAAATAGACCGCGCCACATTCATTGCGCACGGCGCGATGATTTACAATGCCAGTAAAAACAACGCCGTTCTCTGCACGCTAAACTTCGGAGCCGAACGACCTGTGTTCGACGGCGCGTTTGAACTTTCCTTTCCCAATCCAACCGAAAAATCAGCCCTGATTTTACTCGCATAAATTATGAACGCCACAAATCCCATCACCATCGACGGCCAAACATTTGACCGATACTCGCTCAACCTCGCCATCACCGGCAGTTATAAAGCATCCGGCTCGCAAGATGTCAGTATCGCCATGCGCTTGATTCCCACGCGCATCGTCCCTGCCACCGACGAAGTTCCCGCATCGGTCGAAGTCGCCGACTCCGCAGCCATCGGCCTGCTTCGCGGCCACCTCTCCGAAGTCGCCGACCCCGCCGAGCAAGCCGCCGTCGCTGCGATCCAGACTGCTCTCCAAAACCTTTTGATCTCGAAAGGACTCTAAGCCATGGCCCTCATCACCTCCGCAGCCAGCGGCAATTTCAACGCAGGCGCGACATGGACGGGGGGCATTGTGCCCGGCGTCGGAGACGAAGCCCGCGCAGCAACAGGGCACACCGTCACCATCACAGCAAATGCCACCTGCGACGAAGTATCCAACGCAGGCACGGGCATTTTCACGCTCAACAGTGGCGTCACGCTCACCGCCAATGTCACCAGCAAATCTACCACGACATCGCGCAACTGCCTGCAATTTATTGCGGCTTCGCCAGCGGTGGGAACTATCGTTGGGAATGTAACGGGAGGAACAACGACCTCGGCGGTCGGAGTATCTTTTGCCAGCACGGGAACATTGAATATCACTGGAAACCTGACAGGCGGAAGCGGGAGTCTTTCGCATTCTTTAAATCAAACATCCACGGGTATCTTGAACATAACAGGGAATGTTAATGGCGGGATAGGTCAATCGTACGGAATAAATTCAACGACAAACAATACCATAAATATAACAGGAAACGCTACGGGTGGCAGTGGCTCAACATCCTTGGGCGTTGCATTTGGCGGAACCTTAAATCTAACAGGGAATGCAACTGGAGGAACAGCTGCTGCCGCTGCTGCTGTATACAATCAAGGTACTGGGCTTGGGACTATTACCGGAATAGCAACTGGGGGAACATTGGGCAGCACAACTGGCGGGGGAATATGGAACAGTTCAACTGGCACCGTCATTGTTAGCAGAATAGTGGGGAATGCTTATGGTCCTGGAAACACAGTCGGCTTGGCCGCTACGCCGGGAGCTCATAATGCTTCGTCCGGGATTATTCAATTTGAACAAATGGAGTTTGGGCAGTACGGAATGTCGGCTGCCATCGGAGGCGGATTCAGGCTTAAGAAACTCTCCACCAACGTCGCCGTCTTCACTTATGTCGATTCCGGCAGTGCAAAAACTCTTGTG